TTCAAGATAGACGACGCAGTTGTCGCAGGATCGGGAGCGAATCAGGGCGACCACATCTCCTTCCGTTTCCGGCATCGGCACGCAATGAACGCGTCCGCTGGAATCCGTCCAAGCCATGCCGCCAGATGCTCCGGGGTCGATTGCGAGAATTTGTTTCATTTCCTGCGGATGGTCGGAGCGGTTAACGACCAACACTTTGTTTCTAGATATCCAATTGTTTGGTCTGCTGGCTCTGCTTTTCCTGTAAGTGCGCTGATATACTTGTCGCCTTTCTTGATTAAAGCACCAACGCGAAGTTTGCACCAACCCTTCGGGATTTTAATTTTACTCATAAAAGCTTCCTCTGCCCTTCCGCCGCAAGAATCAGGTCTTCGCAACTGATTGTCGTTTGCTCGTGCCCTAATTCCTGCGGCGTATTGTAATTTGAAGTGCGTTGCGAATGAAAACCATCGGCGGAAAGCCAGATTGTGACAAGGTCTTTCCCATCCTGAACCAGCCAGCGTTTGCCGATGGGTTGAGCTTTCATGCGCGACCCGTTACGTTCTTGGTTTCTTCAGGGATGCACGTATTCCAGAAATGCTCCGAAACAAACCCGCGTCCTTTGCAGGTGGCGCAGCCTTTAGTCGTCACGCCATTGCAAGTCGGACAAACGGCGTAGGGCTTCGCCCGCTTCAAATCGGCGTAGACTTGGTCAAGGTGGGCAATGATGTCCGTATGATCCACTTCGCGGAAGGCGGGTTCGTTCGAATCCTGCGCCCGCTTGATGCGGACGCGGATTTCGGAAGCCAGCGTAATCAGGCGTTGCGCTTCAGCAAAGGTTGCGTCCCAAAACGGAACGATTTCTTCAGGCACAGGAATGCCAGTAGCGTCGAGCGTTTCCGGTTTTTCCGCAGGGCGGGCAGGAATCGCGGAAGGCTTGCGAGGCGGCACGGGATAGCTTTTGCCATCCGCACCCTCGCGGCGAGGCGGTGGGCTTGATTTTGAAGGGCTTGCATCATTTGAGGTGGCGGATTCCGCCACCTGACTGTCGGATTCTTCCAGCTTTTCACGCTCCGTTTTTTCTTCAAGCTGCGCCCGAACATCGGCGACCAGATCGTGGTGAACCGCGCAGATTTCGGCAAGGGCGCGGTTGGAAAGCTTCGGAAATTCCTTCAGGGCGATGACGCAGGAATTCCGCTTGTCAGCATTCGTCCGGCGAAGCCCGTGCGTCGTGTTGCATCCAAGGGCGTATTTGATGGCATCTTCCCGCGTGCCCTTGCGGATATCACAGTCGTATTCCTTGATGCCCTGCCGCTCGAATCCGAAGTAGCGGTGGAATCCATCGGCAAGCAGAAGTCCGTCTTTCGTATCATAAACAATCAAGGGCGGAAGCTTTGCCTTGTTCTTGGCGGCAAGCCCATATTCCGTGACGGTATCGTCGTTGATTTCGCTACGCACATCCGTGCCAGCGTCAATGACCAGCGTTTCAAGTTTTAGTTTTTTGATCGGCATAAAATGTTTTTTAATTAGCGAGCACGGCAGGATTTGAACCTGCATTGGCAAATAACATTAGGGTAACGATTTCTCGTTTTTGCCATTACCTTGTCGGCGTCTTTGCATTCCGCCACGCGCTCATAAAATGAGTTCGCAACCGCAGGATTTTTACCTGCCTCCGATGATTTCAGACACACCATGACCGCAGCCATGAGATTTGATTTCGTGCCGTTGCATTTTGATTTTAGACTTCCAGCTTCGCCGCAACTTCACCCCATTGTTCCGGCGTCAGTTCGCCGTTAGCACCGGGCGCGACTTCATCCTGCGCGGCGTAGTATTTCGCCGCCAAGTCGTCGTCGCTGTCGTCGGGGTTCGCTTTCTTCAGCAATGCCCACGTTTCTTCCTGCGAAGACGTGCGGGCTTTCGCCGCAGGCTTCCGCGAAGGCGGCGTCGGCGGACTGGCTTTTGCGGGCGCAGCTTTCGCTGGAGCCGCTGCCGCAGGCTTCGCCGCTGCCGCTGCCGGAGCAGCGGGCTTGCCGGAAACAGCTTTGAACTTGCCACCCCACTTTGTCAGCACTTTCTTGCGGGATGCTTCGTCGAGCGGCTCCTTCATCGCGACCGATCCACCACCGGGCGGATTCAGCCACTTGACCTTGAACACATCCATCGGCTGCGGGTCAGGGTCTTCGTCGGTGGCACGCGGCGTATAGCTTTCATGCTCGCCGACGATTTCCAGCTCATGCTGACCCGCCTCGATATCTTCCAAGGCGAAAGGATTCGAGGAATCCCAATCAGGGAAGCATTTCTTCAGATTAGCAATTGCCTTCGTCATCAACGTGCCGTCCGCCTTGCCGAGGGTGATGGTTGTTTTTCCCGTCCAAAGCACCGCGCCTTCCGGCGACAGGGCATTCAGCGGAACCGCAACGCAAAGGGAGCCGGATTCGGCTTCGTATACGACCATCTTCGCGTTTGTTTTTGCCGGATAATTTCCGGCAGGAATGAGGTTGCTCATAGTTTTTTGTTTTTGTTTCTTATCCCGCCACGAGGCGGAAATTGTTATTTCAGGATTTCCTCCCAAATCGAACCGTCGCCGATGGCAACGTCGAATTGCTTGTCCGTGGTGCGGCTTTTCGCCATGAAGGAAGGAAGCTCCGCCGTATAAAGCGTGCGCGTTCCACTGCCTTGCCCTTTGCCTTTCTTATCCACGGCGATGTCGTAGGAAAGGAACAGAACGTGGTCGCACCATTCCTTCAAGCGGAGGCGGATGGATGCCTTGCCGCTGGCGGGCGATTGCAGGCGCGGTTCGTAGCGAATCCAATTCTCGCCGTTCGGATTCGGAACGTTCGACGTGCATTCGTGGCAAATCAGAATCACGTTGCGCCCGGCACGAACATGGCGGTCAAGGTCTCCAAGGATCGGAAGAAAGGTATCAAAGACGAACTGATAACCTTTGCCGTATCCGTAATCTTCGACGCTGGCAGCGATGCTGCCGCCTTCCCGCTTCACGGTCTTCAGCGTATGCGCTACGGCGAATTCTTCCAGCTTGGTCGCCGTGTCAATGACAATGTTTTCAACGCCATCCCAACCGTCCGCCTGAAGGACGCTGCGGATTTCCTGCCAGCTTGCCGCCTGCGCGACTTTCGGAATCGGGGCACCGATTTCCTTGAGTTGCTTTTTCAGGATGGGCAGCGATTCGTCGAGGTCGATAAAAACCGTGTTCGGCAGCAAGCAGGCAAGCGTCGTTTTGCCGACGCCGCCCGTTCCGTAAAGGGCGACCCGCTGCCCTTTCTTTTCAGCGATGGCGGAAAAGGAAACCTTCGTCTTGGATTGCTGGCTTGCCGGAGGCGGTGGCGTTGATGTTTGTGTTGGGCGAATTGGAGGAGGCATAATTTTATCTCGTAGTTTATCTTCGTGTTCAGACTGGTTGAACGGATTCGGCATTTACTAGTTCAGGGTTGAATCCCGCGACCTTGAATCCTTCGGGTGGATTTTTCAGATCAACGGAAAGGTTTTGCAGGCAGAAGCTTTTGAATTGGCAAAAGTCGCAGGTATGCTCGCTGACGTTCCGTGGCCACGCTTCAGGGTCGCGTTCTGGATTGCCGTCTTGCTGCCAACCAACACAGGCGGTGGATTCCTGTTCGCGGATGGATTTAATTAGCCCGGCAATCGCCACCCGCTGCCGCTCAAAAGATTCTATTTGCTGGTCAATGACAGGAACTTCCTTGCGGGCAAAATAGAATTCAGGGCGGGCGAGGCAATCTTTATACAGGCGGTCGCAGAATTCTTCCGGCGTTTCGATGTGGGATTTAATCGTCCAGCCCTTTTCCGTGCTGCCGGATTGGATCGGATTGTCCAAGTCCTCAACTTCTTTCACGCCTTTAATAACTGCTTCGTTTCCGTTGCCGTATCTCCTTTCTTCGTATGGCACTTTTTTGATTTTGAAAACCCTTTTTCCGTAGGCATCCTCGACAATCTTGCGCCCTTCCGAATCCAAGTCGTTTACCTGCTTTGGCTGAATCATCGGCTTGCGCGTGACGTCGTAAAAACACGTCGCCACATCCCACCCTAGCTTGCGAGCTTCGCTGACATATTGGTAAACCTGAAGATTGAACGAAAGCCGCAGCCAATAATCGGAATCAGGCGCAAGGCTGTCGGACGTTGTTTTGCTTTCGATGATAACGCTGCGCCCATCCGCCAAGCTTCCGAGCCCGTCCATCTTGCCCTCGCAAGTAAAAACGCCGTCGCCCAATTCGGAGCGGAATTGAACTTCAGGATGGACGCGTCCTTCGCTTTCCGATTGCCCGTGATAATCGTAATACGCCGCAAGCAGTGCGGAAATTGTCGCCATGTCGTAGTCATTCAGGCGGACGCCTTCCGGCACGGCATCGGCAAGCGCAGCTTCGTAGGGCTTGCCATTCCAGCGAGCTTCCATTGCCCGCGCCCACGCCGATCCAATCCGCAACGCTAAACCTTCTTCCGTCTTCCGCAGCCCGATTTCGTATGAAAAAAAGTGACGCCTTAAACACTGCATGGCGCAAACCATTCTCGACGCTGTCAAAACATTGTTAAATACAGACGGGCTGGGAATTTTCTTTTTGCTTTTCTTTTTCACTTCATTGCCCTCCGTGCAGCAAATGCCGCTTTTTTGGCTTTGGATATATTAGCTTTACGTTCGGCGGAAAATTTACGACCAGTTAACGCTGCCGATTTTTTGGCTCGAACTTCAGGGCTGTTCCACCTAACTGTCAGTGCTGCTAGTTTTTCGGGCGAAAGCTTTTTGCCCTTTCTTGCAAGCCTGTTGTTTTCGACGTGTTGTGCTGATTGCTTTTTTCCAACTTTAGACATCGACATCTTTAGCCTCGTTTCCGGCGACATCTTTTTTCCTCCCCACCCGCCAGATTCAGAATTTACCAATCTGAAGCCAAGCATACGCAAATAAGAAATCCAAAAACGTTCCGCGTCCTGCCAATCTTGATCCCTAAAGCTTGAAATCTTTTCAAGCTCTTCAATGACTGGGCAAACGCCAGATACCAACAAGCTGGCAACCCAATTATTTTTATATGAGCGGGTCTTTTTTGATTCGTTTTTATGATTCCGCAGCCTTCCCGAAAGCGAATCCGTTGTTTTTCCAACATACCTAATCTCGCCGCTTCTTGGGTCTGAAAGCGTGTAGATTGTTGCTGTATTTCTGGCTAGAAATTTTTTAAGCGAATCGTTCATGCCTTCACCTTTCTGCCCATCTTTTTAGCCGGAATCAAAGCCAACGCCGCGACCTGTTCCGCTTTCGGCAGGCGGAAGAAATGACGGTAGATTGCGCGGGTGACGCCGTCCAGTGACTTGCTGTGCTTGATTGCCAGCTTGCGTTCAGCGGCGACCAAATCTGAAGGAAGGGTGCGGAAGATTCCCGTGGTTGGTATTTTTGGTTTCGCGTCCATGGATTTGATTTAATAGGAAGTGGGGAAAAATTTCAATCGTTATCTAAAAGGATGGCGGCGTTATTTCACCGCCATCCTTTCGGGCGGATTACTCCGCAGCGGGCGTAGGGCGCGGAGGAATCGCCGGAGCCGCAGGGGTGGTGGATTCGGGCGCAGCGGGCGCGGCTTCCTTCGCTGCTTTCTTTTTCGCCGGAGCTTTGGCAGCGGGTTTCTTCGCCGTGGGCTTTTCGGCGGAAGCCTTCGGATTGGGCTTTGCATCTTCCTTCGACTTCGCACGCTTTCCGGCAATGGTCTTCAGGACGGGCGACTTGCTAGAGCCGGGGAATTCCTTGCGGATAATGGTAAGAATTTCTTCGTCCGTTTTGCCTTTAGCCACGAGCGCAGCGATGCGTTCACCGCGTCCGGCGTAGCTGACTTGAGCAGCGGGTTCGTTGCTGTTGTTTTTCGCAGCCGGAGCCGCGACCGTTTTTTTCTTGGTAGCCATATCGTTGTCGTCTTCAGTGCCAGTTTGTTTTTTTGATCCATCAAGCGACTGGTCTTTTCGCAGGATGAAAGTGGGGTCGATGCAGGCGGACAGATGATGGATTGCGCCCTTGTTGCTGATTTCGCGGAAGGTCGCGCCCGAATCCGTCACGCGGGTGCAGATGATTTCCTTGCCGCCGATGGAAATAACGTTTCCAACTTCGTGCAGGACTTGCGCCTTCGGAACCAAAACTTCAAAGCCTGAAGAAATCGTTTCTTGCGGCAATGCTTGATTTCCCGCAATCGAGGTGGCGGATTCCGCCACGTGGCAATTTTTGCCTACCTGTGCTTCATCCGCCTTTACAGCGGGCTTTGTTTCCGGCTGCGCTCCTTTGCCGCCCACGAAGAACAAAGCCTGCCTTGCCCGCGTCACGGCGACGTAATAGATATTGTCTTCCTCCTTCGTCTTGCCCTTGCGGAAGGTATCGGAAAGCAGGAAGACGCGGTTCCATTCCAAACCCTTCGCCTTGTGGACGCTGGAAAGAACAACGGCGGGCTTGCTGGATGAATCCGAATCTTGAAACAAGCTGTTCACGCGGGCTTCAATGTCGCTGACGCTTTTCGCATCCTGCGCCAAAGCCTTGAGCGTATCCGCGATGTCGCGGGTGGCTTCAATCTTCTTTTCTGGATTCTTGCAACGATCAAGGCGTTCAATCTGCTTCGCCAGCCAAGCCTCGACGCGTTCCATGAAATGCGGAACGCTGGACGCCTTCATCGTGCGAACCATGCCGATCAACTGCCGCCCAATGTCGCGTCCTTCAATCCGGGCGGGAATGTTCTTGCGGAGCAGTTGCAGGGCAAGCGGCATCAAAGGCGCATTCAGGCGGGAAAGAATCGCGTCCCCAACCTTGACCAGCGGAGCAAGCTCGCCGTTGACGTATCCAACTTCGCCTTCAGGCGCGGAATCCGCAGCCTTGTAATCCGGCACGATTTCGGCGGCAATCTTGACCACCGCCTTCGGGCAGCGATAGGTCGTGGAAAGCTTCGCGCCCGATGCCCGAAGCGTGACCTTCATCATCTGCATTCCATCTTGAACCGCTCCGCGAAAGCCGTAGATGGCTTGGCGGGAATCGCCGACCACGATAACGCGTCCAGATGATGCCGCCCGCGCCATCATAAGTTGCGGAAGGTTCATGTCCTGCGCCTCGTCGATACAGACCAGATTATACCAAGGCTTGACCCATCCCACCGCCACAGGCAACCAAACCATGTCGTTGAAGGAAATCCGCCCTTGCGCGTCGGCGACCTTTGAAGCTTCCAAAACCGCCAGTCCGTGTGAAATGAAATCAGGGTCGATGTCTTGAGCTTCGCAGATTGAAGCCATGTCCGCCCGCGTAGGTTGGATGCACGTATTTTTGGCGAATCCAACCAGCTTCAAAAGCTCCGCGATGAATTCTTTGTTGTCGCGGAATTGCGGGCAGGCGCGAAGCACGCGATCCGTTTCAACTTCATCATCCGGCTTCGCATTCCGCCAAACCCGCTTGATAAAGGCGAAGCCGAGCGAGTGCAGGGTTTTGACTTCGACGCGGGAATCCGTGATTTTTTCTTCCGCTTCCTTCTGGTTTCGCTTGTTGAAAACGGCGTAAAGGATGCGGGCTTCAGGCGCGTGCTCAAACGCCGCCTTGATGGTGGTTGTTTTGCCCGTGCCTGCGAAGGCTTCAATAACTAAATTGCCTTCGCCGGATGCAAAGTGGGCAAAGATGGCGTTTTGTTCGGAAGAAAAATTCATAAAATCAGGCAGCAACAACCAACCGAAAAGAACATCCTCGCATCATCGCCAAAAGCTTTTGAAAAAGCTCGCTGCTTCCCGAATGCCCAGCATAACGAATCGCAACTTGCACGCTGCCGATGGGCAAATTCTGAAAATCAACGCCAGAATAAAGCCCTTTGTAAAATTTCAAAACCGCCGCATGGCAAAATCTAATTTCTTCGGCGGAAAGATTTTGTGGGCAGTCGCGGATAAAAATTGTGCCGGATGTTTTCGCCGTTTTAGCGGTCGCCGTTTGGTTTGATGAATTCGCGTTCATGAGTGAAATCTAGCAACATCCTAGGAAGTTGCAACAGGAAAGTTCGTTTATTTTTTTAGCGGATAAAACAGCGAGTTGAACCCGTCCTTCAGCCACGTCCGCTGGACGCGGAAATGAAGATTCTTTCCGCAAAGGAAAGCCTGAACAGTGTCGCCCATCCGCAGGCAAATTTTGCCTTTCTTCTTTTCCAGATAGCCACCCATCG